CCCACGCCCCAGACTTCGCGTAAAGAGAAACCCGGCCCCGACGTTCGCCCATGATGTAAGCGAGCTTCAAGGCATGGTCGAATTGCCCGTCGCCGTAAGCGTCAAAGAAAACCGGGTTATTGTAGAAGTACGTTTCGACGAGCTTCGTTCGGCCTGTCTGGTACAAATAAGCCGAGGCGTTCGATTCCCAGGCATAGGAAAATTGCATCGCGGCGGCGTAGAACGAAGCCTTCCCGCTAGTGCTCCCGAGCAAGATTGCCTGTTTGTCCCGGAGCAAGAAATATTCGGACGGCAATCCCTCGACCTTAACCGATGCGATGTCACCGAACTCGTAATCGAATTGGACGTCGTCGCGAATGTCGTCATCGTAAAGAGTCGCGTCGGCCGGATCGGACGCGGGGCCGACTCTTCGAATCGTGAATTTCCCGTTCTCGTCGTGGAACGCTTTCAGGAATCCCGTCGTCAAGAGCCGAGAGATAATCGTTTTGTAATCATTGAAGTCGTCGATTTCTGACGCGGGAATAGCCATCGAAACGCAATCGTCGATTTCGTCAGCGAGGTCCGCGAACGTATCGCCGTCGATTTCCGATTCGGCGAAACCCATTCTGTCTTTCAAAATGTGATAAAGAATCACGACCGGGTTTCCGCTCGCGCCCCGTTTCGTCGTAAGCGCAACGCCGCCGAACGTGGGAGCGATGTCCGCTCCCATCATGTCCGCGACGATGAAATCGAGTTGAGGATTCAAAACAGAAATCCCGTAACCGCTTTCGACCGTCGTCAGTAATTGAATTCCCCAAGTGTCGTCATTCGATGCGAACTCTTCTTCCGTGTAATGCGTCCCGTATGTGAGCTTGTACCAGGAACCGTCCTGAATCAGATAAACGCTTTTGAATCCGAGAATCGTAATCACGGACGACACGCCAACTCCCGCCATGCCAACGGTCAAAACGATTTCGCCCGTGGTCGTGTCGACGGATGCGATTTCCCGCAAAACAGTGTGTCCGAAACACTGGAAAAATCCGGCGTCGAGATACGTTTTCAATTTCTTCGCGTCCGCGACCGATACGTTGAAAACAGAGTTCGTCGAATACGCCGTGACCGTGACCGTGAAATTCCCTTTTCCGAAACCCCTGGTCATGAACGACCATTTTCGATTGTCCGTATTCGCGGGCGACTCGTCTTTGTAATCGAGGCAAACTCCGCGAACCCCTCGGAGAATTCCGTAAACCGAACGAATTGGTCGGTTCGCATAGGTCGGATCGGGGAGCGTGTCGCCCGTTCGCGAGGACGTCGTATAACGTGAGTCATAAGCGCCGTTCGAGCTTTCAACGTCGAGCTTGTAAGTCCGATCCAAAATCGAAAGCTGAAAAGACGTATCCGAGAAATTGAAAGTCCCGCCCACGCCGGTAAAAATCTTTCGAACGTTGGCGACCTTGAAGCGGCCGACGACGTGATAAATCTCGACGTCGCATTGTGTGAACGTCACGCCGTAAGCGAGTTCGAGCAAATATTCCGGGTCGAGCGACGCCGTCATTGAGGTCGACGAAATCGGCGAATACCCGAACAGGTTATCCCCCGAGGCTTGCGACACGACGGGCGGAGCCGTGATTCCGCCTCGGAACTGAACTTGTTCCGTGGTCGAATCGGTCGGCACGCGATGAAACATTTTCTCGACCGTTCCGAAATACAATTCGAATTCAGCGACGACCCATTCATTCGAGGCGACCGCCGTCGAATCTGATTTCCGGACGTACAAATAAGAGCCGTCCGAATAATACTGTCCCGCCGAAAGCGAAACGCTCGTTCCGAGAGTCAGCGCCGTCCCGTTCAACTCGACCGATACGACATGACCGAACGCAAACGCGGCCCGGTAAACGGAACCAGAATAAAGCGCGAATGACTCGACTCGTTTCTTCGGTTTCAAAACGACGAGGATATTTTTCGCGACCGCGTCTTTTGCGATTTCAGTAGCGTAAGTCATTTCTCAACCCCAATAAAAGACGCCGCGTAAGGGGCGATTGCGAGATTTTCAATCGTCGCCGTGAACCCCGTGTTCGGCGGTTTAGGCCAAGCCGCGACCCATCCGATATGTGAATTCTCGGTTCCCGTGTACCCGGTCGCCCATAGAGCCAAATGATAAGTGTCCCCCTCTTTCAGCGAAAGGGGTTTTGCGACGTCGAAATAAATCTCTTTCAGCGCGGACGAGAGGCCCGTTTGAATTTCAGCGAGCGTCCAGACTTTATCGAACGTCGCTATCAATTGCGCGGGCGCTGCGTTTTGGTTCGAATACAAACGCAATTGCAATTGAGTGAACACGGGCGAGCCGTAAGTGACGACCCACGTCCGGACCGCTTTCAGTGAAATGTCGCGGTCGAAAACGACAGGCATCGAACGAACAGGGAGCGAGCCCGAGAAATCCGCCGTGTAAAGCTGTTCGCCCCATACGCGCCAAGACATTCAGATTTCCTCTCTCAAGGTCCAATCGGATTTGAAAATCCCTGGACTCTTGAGTCGGAGCGATGGCGCGTCTTTGAATCGGACCATGAAATTGTTGTTCCCGCTCGTCTCCGAAAAGACACCTTCCGGGTCGAGCATGACGAAAAACGGTTTCTTTCGTCCGACTTCGCGGATGAAATCTCGAAGTTCGTCGGCTTCCGAAACCGAAATGAAATCCCATTCGAGGCGAAGCTCGTTCGAGCTTTCGAGTTCGTCGACGAACGCCGTTCCTCCGCGCGCGGGAGTGACGTCGCTTGGATCGATTTCCGCGATATCGAGGGGGAACTGAACGGCGGCGTTCGCCGGAACAAATGCGTCGCCTAGGTAAATCGCCGAAATTTCGACGTATCCGTTCACGTTCGACGGGTCCTCGATATAGACGCGCCACCAGCGCAAGCCCGCCGTATGAAGTCCCGTGTCGGAGTAAGTTCCAATCGAACGCGCGTGATAGTCGAGCGTCAGCGAATAAGCGGGCGAGGTCCAGGCGTCAGTCGATGACCCTTGGATTTTGATGACGGCCGTCTCCGAAAGCTTTATCGGTTGATTGCGTTCGCCGAAAATGACGAACGCTTTCGGGTTGACCGATGTCCCCATGTCGAATTTCAAAAACTCGCTCGTGTGAATCTTTAGCGTGTCCGCCGTGTAGGTGAGCGAGCCCGTAAGATCGCTAGCCGTCGAGAATCCGAGGATACTCGCGGAAGTGAACGCGGCGTCGGTACACATGAGTCGGAAGATTGCTCCTCCTCCTCCGTTCGACGTGATTTTGATTTTGTTGGTCGTGGTGTCCCGCGTGACCGTGTAGACCGCCGTCCCCGCCGCGCCATCAAGAGCCGCCTTTAAAGCTGTTAGAAAAGCCGAATCACTCGTGTAAGTACCTTCCGCGATGTTCACGGTCTGGTTTGCGGCCGCGACCTCTTGGAGCACGATTCCTTTGTTCGCCGACGTTATTTCCCATTGTCCATCCGAGCGCCAAGGTTTCCCGCGACGAATGAAATTCAAAACGTTCGACGCCGGAGCCGCCGTTTTTTGTGACGAGTAAGTGAAAGCCGAATACGTTTCCGGGTCGGCGAAATTGTCGTGCAAAAGCTTTATCGAACTCATCGCGTTGTCCTCAATCCTAGGCGGTCAATGTTCACGAGAGTTTTCGCGAGTTGGTTTTGGTCGACCTGGACGACAACCGAAAGAGGGACGGCCGAGGAAAGGGCCTGAATCAGTCTTTCGATTTGCGCCGAGCCGCCGCTTTCATATTCGCGAGTTTCGGGCGGAGTCAGGACGCGCTCGCCCGACGTAAGCATTGCGGGATATGAGTCGTTCGGATATCCGTCCGGAACCCTTCCGCCCTTCGCGAAGCCGAATCCGCCGCCGAAAATAGCGCCGCCGATTGCTCCGATTGGACCAAGAATCGCGCCGCCGATTGCTCCGCCAATTGCTCCGCCGCCCGCCTGACCAAGAGCGCCGCCGCCGAGACTTCCGGAAATTGAATCAATCAATTTCTGAACGAATTGACCGGCCCCTTCGAGAATCTTTCCAATGAATTGACCAGCGCCGTCGACGATTTTTCCGAGGAATTGTCCGGCTCCCTCGATAAGCTTTTGAACCATTTTCGTCGCGCCCGCGACGAGCGCCGAGGCAATCATCGGACCCGAGAGGAGCGCGGCCCGACCTAGAGCGGTCGCGAATCTCGTGATGAAATCCGGATCGGACAACTTGTCAGCGAGCGCCTCGATAACGGCCGGTAGTGCTTCCGTGATGGCGACGATGATATCCGGAACCGCGTCGGCGAATTCCATAACCATCGCTTTCACTTTTTCAGGACCTTGCGCGAGGAGCCCAACTAGCTCGCCCATTCCGGGAATGCCGAGGAAAAACTTTCCCGCCATTTCTCCGACTTGCTTCGCGACGTTGATAGCGCCCTGACGACCTTGGAGCAAACTCGAAAGCAAGCCCATGCCCGCCGACATTGCCTCTTGAACGGCCGTCGTGAGCCCGACCATATTCGTTTTATCGAACGTCGATCCGAAAACGTTTTTCAATGCGATTTTGAACGGGTTCGCAAACGCCTGGGCGAGTCGGTCCTCGTTCTTTTTGAAAATCTCTTCCGTGTTCGCGACGTCCTCTTGAATCAAACGCTTTTTCTCTTCGAAAATATCCTGATTGTACTTTCGAGTAAGCGCCGCGATTGTCGCCTGGGCTTCCGCGCTCTTGACCGCCTGATGTTTCGTGTATTCATTGATGACTCGGACTTGCTCTAAGTATTCCTTGCGGAGCGTTTCCGATTTGGTCGCGCCGAGAGCTTTCGCCTGTTTCACGAGGTTTTGATATTGGCTCGTGATTTCGGCCGAGATACGCTTATGCGCGTCGTTCTCTTTCTCTTTCTCTTTCCGGATTTTCTCCGCGTCCTCGACCATATTGAATTGCGTTTTGCGCGACTCTTCGAGGGCAACGGCCGCCCCGCCAATCGCGGTCAAGACTCGGTCGAATGCGCCGACTCGGTTCATTGCGGCGGCCGTGTCCTCGGCTAGCTGATTATCGAGCGCGCTTTTTATCGCGTTCATTTCGGTAATCCGGCCCGCCAAAAGTTCCATCATGCGCGCAGGGAAAGCCGCCAACCGACGAAAGAAGTCTTGGAAGCCGACCGAGAACGATTCGAAAATGTAATAAAGCTCGCGAAGAGTCGAGACGACAATGAAAGACGACCCGATGAAAAGGTCCAGACCCTCGGTCACGAGCGCGCCAAGGCCCGAGTTATTTTCTTTCACGTAATCGCCAAGGTCTCGGAACCCGTCTCCGAACGCCTTCAAAACAGCGAGAACGGCCGGGTTATAAATCACAAGATTCCCGAGCGCCTTTTTGAAATCAGCGACGCCCTTTTGTGCGTCCGCCATTGCTCCGTCGAACGTGTCCAATTCATTTTCGGCGAACCCTTGGTATTTCTTCGAAATCAAATCAATCGCGGCGCCGTTCACGAGTTGTTCGGCCGTGAGGTTTCGCATATCGGGAATCAACTCGTTCAATTTTCCGGCCGTACCGTCGAGCGATTTTCCGAGCAAGTCGACAGCTTGCGAGAGGCCGATTTTCCCGCCCGTTGCGGCCGACAAATCCGCCGCCGCCGTGACGAGGGCTTTCGCCTCTTTGTTTGTCGCGTTGAATCTCTTCGCTACCGACAATTGGGAAATGATGAGGTCGTCAGAGTATTTCGTCGACTTGGCCATTTGCTCCGCGAACTGTTTCATTCCCTCGACGGCCGAATCGGAAAAATCCCCGCTCGCGCGAAGGGCTCCGACAAGTTCTTTCATGCTCTTTTGCGACTCGCTCGCCTCGTGTGTGACCGCTTGCAATCCTGAAACGATTTTGTCGACCGTGAAATAAGCAATCGCGGCGCGAACAGCTAAACCGATCTTATTGAAGTCGCTTTCAATTTCATCGGTCTTCGGTTTGATTTGCTTCGAGAATTTATTGAAGTCTTTCAGCGCCTCGGTAAACTCGGCGTAAAACTCAACGGGAACGGTCACACTCATTTTCGCCCCTTTTTCTTCTCGTTTTCCCTCTCGATTTTACCTAGCTCGTCGTCGATCACAATGAACATTTGTCCCGTCAGGGCGTCCAGGTTATCGAGCGAATCGGTAAAGCCTAAAGCGACGAACCCTTTTCTTTTCTGGTACTCGAAAACGAAATCATATCCGTCGTTTTCGAGCGCAAATCCCTTTTGCGAGGCCCGGACTTGGGTTCGTAAGTCCGCGATTAGTTTTTTTCGGCGAACCCGAAAACAAACTTGAACGCGAGTTCCGACAAGACCTCTTGGCCAAGCTCGAAACTCATGAGTTCCTCGACCGTCTTGATTTGGGTTTTGGTCTTGGCGCAAACGAGGTCGCACGAAACGAAGTATTTTTGCACGTCCTCGACGATGTCCGCGAGGAGTTCGAGCGCCTCGAACGTATCGACGTCGTCGCCCTCGCCCTTCGCGCTCGCCTCACGGAAGCGGCGCCCGTATTTCGCTTTCAGGCGGAAGACGTCGGTCATAAGCGGAAGACGGACCGTTACCGATCCGCCTGGTTCGAAACGGGGCGGGATTTTTGTAATCTCGCCCGTTTCTTTGTTCTTTTTTTCGAGTTCTTCGCAAGCTTTCGGACAGACCTTGAGTTCCATTTAGAATTCCCTTTTTTGAGTAATGGTAAAGACCATTAGAGGAAATTCAAATAGACCTCGCCGTTGCCGGAACTGTCAACGAACGCCTTGAGTTCCATTTCGATCCCGATGACCGAGTCCAGGTCCGTCAATTGGAAGCTGGTCACGGTACAAGTCGGAATGTAAAGACATCCGCATTTGCCCGCTTCCCAGTTTCCGCCCGACTTCGAACCGAAGTTGTAGCAAAACTTCGTGTCCGTGTTCGCGCGATACCGACGGAACTTGTCGGCGTCGTGCTTGTCGAGGAGCGCCGTCACGCGGATCGTGACTTCGCGGCGCGTGATTTTGATGGAATTGATTCCCGACTCCGCGCAAATCGATTTCACTTCGGTCCGTTCATTGGACATCGTGAAGTCGATGGACGCCGCTTCGAATGCGGTCGTGTCGGTCGCGTCGCCGAGGAGAATTTCCTGGTTTTTCGCCGCGAGCGGGTCCGCCGAATCGTAAGACGGCGTGTAACCAGCGCCATACGTCAGCGCGTCGTCGCTCGTGTAAGTCAGCGAGCCCGTGTCGTCGGCCGCGACGTTGAACCCGATTTTGTTTCCGACCGTGTTCGCCGTGTTCGCGCCCGACTGCCATTTCAGCTCGAAAACCGCGCCGTCGCCCGTGAACGTGAACTTTCCCGTCGTCGACGAGAACGTGCAAGTCACGACGTCCGTCGCAACGGATTGCATCGCGGTTTGAAGTGCGGCCGCGAGTTCATACGGGTCGCGGTAAAGTTTCGCCGCGATTGTCGCGACGTGGTCGCCGCCGTCGTCCTCGAAATCCAATTTGATATCGGCCGCCGCGATTCGGATGGGGTTGAAATGATATTTCGTCCCTTGCATTCCGAAATTCGCGTTGATGAATTCGCCCGCGTTCGCGTTGAAACCGAAAGTCGTAACCTTCGCTCCCGAGAGAACTTCGAGCGCCTGTCCGTTGCCTCGGTAGAAGTACGCCGAAAGCGCCTGATGGCCCGTGTTCGCAGGGGAGTAATTGACGCATTTGCCAACGCCAACGCCCGCCGCCGGAGCGTTCGCGAGATTGAATCCAAGGGTCGCGTCGTTCGTCGACATGGATTGAACCGGGCGAATCGAGTAACCATTCGTTCCGTCTTTAATCAGCATGGCGAAACCGCGCGAGAAGTCAGTTCCTCCCGCCGTGAGTTTAACGACCGAAGTGCTCGACGCAGCGTCGGTCACTCGTTCCGTTCCGTTCACGGTCGTCGCGCCGAATACCGCTTTCAGAATGTCCGAAATCTCCGGCGCTGTTCCCTCGACTCCCGAGTGCTTCAGGTAATGCGAGAACGACATTTCCGGACGTTCGAGACCTTGAATCCCCTTCGCGGCGCCAATGCTCGCGCGAATCTCTTCGTTTTGCAAAAGCTCGAACGACGGAGTCATGCTCGCGTCGGGTTGGAGCACGACGAAATCGGTCGCGCCGGTCGGATCAACGGGAGTTCCGTCGGTCACTTCCGGGACGATGGCGAGGACGTTACTTTTCGATGAACCTAAAGTCATAAAACCCCCTGTTATAAACTTTCAAAATACTCGACGAGGAAAGTCGCCTGTAAGAAAAGGAAATTTTCGCCGTCGGCGACAACCGTTTGAATGCCGGAGTCGGACTCGTAACCGACGAATGTTTGTCCGGCGTTAAGAGTCGCGTTCAGTTCCAAATCAGAAATCAAAAGCTTCAAGTCTTCAAGTAAGTTCTTAGCGGTCGTTTGCTTTCCGACCGGGTCCAGTTCAGTCGCGTCGAGCGCCCGAGCAATCGTAATTACCATTTCTCGACGAACGGAACATCGGTTCGACTGAAATCGTTTCGTGTTTGCTCCGGCGCCGATGGCAACGGAGAAACCCTTTTTCAGAAAGAGCGACGGGTTCGCCTCGATATTGTAAGCGTCGGCGAGTTCGGAATGGGCCGTCAGGACCGCCGCGATTCGAGTTTTCAGCGTGTCGAATACCGTCGAAATTGCACTCATCCGCGAACCCAAGAGCGCGACGCGAACTTTTCGCCCGTATCGAGCCGACCGTCCGCATTCGCGTCGATAGCCGGACGAATGGCGAGCCCTTGCATTGCCTCGTCGTACCGTTCGCGCGCGAGCTTGCGATTCTCTTCGTACTTCTCGCCGAACGCGGTAACGATAATTTCGGCGACCTTGTGGACGGACGCCTCTTGGAAAATCTCCCAGTTCGCAATTTGCGCGGGCGATTTGATGATATCGAGAACGCGCAAGTCGCGAATGATTTCCTCGGCCGCGAGAACGTGCTGGTCATCCCATGTCGTCTTACTCGCCGAAGAGAACGCGGTTTTCACGGCCTGACGATTCAGGTCCGGGTAATAACCAGCGAGTTGGGCGTCATTCGAGAACTTGTGACCGACGTATGAAAGGGCCGTCGTGGTCTTGAGGTTCGCCGAGAACGTCACGCGGACCCAATAGAGGTCATAGACTTTTGCGCTAGCTAAGGCCGCGATGTCCTCGGTCGTATCCTCTTTGGTCCAACCTTCGTTCCGATCCGTGACCCAAGAGACGATTCCCGATTGCGCGAGCGTCACGCCGTTGACCTTCGTTCGGTCGATGACGTCGACGGCCGGGACCCATTCGGAGCCGTTCCAAATGGCGATTTCGGAAATCGTCGCGGCCTGGTCGTTCGCGGTCGAGACTTGGATATGACGATGATTGAACGGAAGGTCTGAACCGAAATACAGTTTGTCTTGAGCCGCGACCACGTCGAGCGTTTCGTTCGACGCGAAAAGGTCATTCAGCGCGGCCGACAAATCGCGCAATGTTCCGTTGTCGGAGAAAATTACGCGATTGTTGACCAGCATATTACGCCTCTTTCGATTCGACTTTTTCCTCGACGACCGGCGAGCCGACCGGAGCCTCGACGACGGGTTGGACGAGCTTACCGGCCGCGCCGCGCGCGACCCATTCGGACTTGAGTTCCTCGTGGTAAGCTTTCAATTTCGCATTGTCCGCGTGTTTCTCCTCGCCGAGTTTCTTGGAAACGGAGACGAGTTGACCTTCGAGCGCGTTTTGCGAAAGAGACGATACGTTGAACATGAAACCCCCTAAGTATTGAATGAGGGATTCGACCGAAATCGAATCCCCTTTCAAAACTTAGAGCTTGTAACCTTCGATGACCACGCGAGCCGCGCCCGCCGTGTTCGTCGTCGTGATATTGAGCTTCACTTCCTTACCGGACGCCGAGTAATACTTGGCACTCGGTACGACGTAAATATCGCCCGCATCGGTCGCGCCGACAGTCGAAATTCGCAAGTCGGCGCCCGCGCCTTTTGCATCCCATCCGTACATTCCGGGCGTCGCGAAATTCGCCGCCTGGTCGACGATGAAACCATTCGGGTCATCGTCGTCGCCGACTTCCAGAACGGTCGTTCCGGTAATCGCCGTGTCGATGACGAGATAAACTTTTTCGATAACGGTTCCGGCGGGAATCGCCCAAAGGTCGCCGTCAGCGAAGGGTTTCGGAGACGAATACGAAAGGCCGCTGTTCGAAGCGGAGCCGCCGTATTTCAAATGAACGACGTGAACGAATTTCTCTTTACCGAATTGCGCTTCCGCGAAATTCGGCGTCAGTACCGCGAGAGCCAAGCCGAGAGCCAAAATCAAAAATCTCATTTCAAACCCCTTTTTAAAAGTGAAAATTCATTTACGAAAGAGGCCGGGTCTTGTGAGACCCGACCTTTCATTTACCATTCCTCGGAAAAGGCAAATTGCCTTAGCCGACAGTGACGACGCGCAAGTCCGACATTTGCTTAATGCCGAACAGGACGTCCATGTTCACGCGGGTCGCGCGTTTGCCGTCCGCGCCGAGCGAGTGAACCTCGACCTCGGGGACTTGTTGAACCGCCATTTGCATGAACAGCGGATGGAACAAGTATGCGACGTTCGCGGCGGCCGTGGTCATGCGGACGTTGAATCCGAGGACCGGCGCCGAGATTGCGCCCGACGTGAGGGGCGAGTCGCCCGTGTTGAAATCGCGGCTCGTGAGACCCGTGATGTTGAACAGGTCGTTCGCTTGCGCGGCGCCGAGAATCATCACGCGGCCCTCTTCCTC